GGAGCTATTACTGGTTATGTAGACACTAGCGTATTAGCCGGAGCTACATCGAGCATCTCTGCTGACACAGCGGGTAGTGCAGCAAATGCTAAGAAGCTTGCTGAGTCAAATCTAACCGCCCAAGTTAGAGCTAAGAATGAGGAGTTGTACCAAAAGCGACTTGCTGAAGCCGAACGCAATCAGACTATCCGTGTTCGTAAGATGAACGAGGATATCAAGAAACTCGATCTCGAACGCACAGGCGACCGCTTGCAATTACTCAAAGCTGAAGCCGAAGCACAAAAGGCGCAGATTGATGATAACGTCCGTGAGTATACAAAAGCTGTAGGCGATAAGGAACTTGCTGAAAAGAAAGCTCAAGCAGAGCGCCTAAAATTGGCATCTGACACCGAGCAGAAAATCAGAGAGTTAGCATATACCCAAACGAGTGAAACCGTTGACCACTTAACTAATATGGTTACTCTTGGTCGCTTATCTCGCAGTGATGCGGATGCACTGCTTGCTGAAGAATTAAAGACCTATATTGACTACGCACGTAGCGAAGTCAATGAGGCCCAGTTAACGGCTACTCAAAGACTGCAGATTGAAAAGAACCTATTAGAGTCTCAACAGAAACTATGGGAACTTGCAGGTCGCAGTCTGAAAACGAGCCTACAAGAAGCCGCTCGCCAGTATAAGCAAGAGACTACCAATTATGCTGATTTAGCAAAGTCTACTTTTGATAGTACGATGAGCTCTATCAATTCAGCATGGACAAATAATCTCGAGGCTATGGCAACAGGAACGAAGTCATTCAGTAAAGGCATTAAGGACATATTCAAGGATATGACAAATGCCATTATTAAGATGATGATTCAGTTAACGTTCCAACAATACATCATGCCTAAGTTGCAAGGATTATTTGGTGGTGCAGTAAGTGGTATTGGCTCACTAGGTGCTGCAAAAGGGACATCGTCCTTTGCTGGTGGTGGTTCGTTTAGTTCTGCATTTACAGGAAATCGATTCGCTGCCGGAGGAAAAACGAATCCAGGGCTTATGTTGGTTGGTGAAAACGGACCGGAACTATTGCAGTCCTCCGGATCACATCGCATTTATACGGCAAGTGAAACTCGTAGATTAATGGGTGGCGGAGCTACAAGCAACAACGTAGTTGTTAATATCGTTAACCAATCCGGACAAGAACTTGAAAGCAAGAAGCAGAACTCTCGGTTTGATGGTGAGAATTATGTTATCGATGTAGTAGTTCGTGCTATGGAATCAAACAAAGGAGGTATGCGTGACGCCATCAAGGCATCCGCAGTATAACTATGGCAGTATTTCCAGATATTCGATGGCCGATATATCCAATTCAGGAGACTACTCCAGATATTTCGTATAAAGGCCAAGTTGAAAACATGACGCTAATCACCAGGAAGAAGACGACAAAGACCCGGCGGACATATTCCGTAGGATACAAGTTGCCAACAGCTGATTACTATAAACTTCGGTCATTCTTCGATGAAGTCAACTGCTCCGGTATATTCGATTGGGTTCATCCAGAAACACGGGAAACACTAAAAGTGCGATTTGCTGATCAGTTAGACTTTGCGGCGAATGACTACGGAGTGTGGATGGGAACCGTGAAATTACAGGAGGTATAACATGTTACCGCTCTCAACGGCATCGATTTTAGAGAAAAACCAAATATCGGCCACCGGTGTGTGGTTAATGCTGTTAGAAATATCCTATAAAGGGGATACGATTCGATTGGTATACAATACGGAGAATATCCAATTTCGAGGCAATACCTATATCGCATTTCCATTTACCATTCAGGATGTTACAGAGAATGCGACGGATTTACCTAATATCAAGCTATCCGTGTCTAATGTGACTCGTACAATTCAGCGCATGGCAGAGTCTAATAATGGATTCACTGGAGCCAATGTCATCATTCGTGTAGTGAATACGAACATACCTGATGTGTGCGAGCAAGAGGAGCATTTCGTAATTACGGGAACTCATGCAAACGCAGAATGGATGGAGTTTACACTAGGGACTGACTTTAGCTTTACTCGACGATTCCCATTAATCCGTGTAATGAAGGATTTCTGTCCGTTCAAGTTTAAAGGCGTTCAGTGTGGATATAAGGGTCGTGAAAATCAATGCAATAAAACCCTAGCGCGATGTCGTGAATTGGGGAACAGTACACGATTTGGCGGAGAACCTACTATCCCACAAGGAGGACTGTATGCATCCAATAAGTGACTTGAATGATATGATAGGCACCCCATTCTCGGAAATGAAATGCTGGGATGTAGTTGTTGAGGTATATCGGCGTAGTGGAATATCACTACCCGAATATACCCAAATCCAAATGGATGAATGGCGCGAGGTTCGTGAACCGATGCCAGGGAGTGTTTTGGTGTTTGCTCTATATGGTAAAAATCTCGATCATGTAGGGGTTTATCTTGGTGAAGGTAAATTTATACACGCTACTGAACACAGTGGCACCTGTATAGAGCATATATCAAAATACGTGCCTCGATTGAAGCACATTTATGAAAGGAAGGAGTAGCAGATGGTTAACGTAATTATTGTAAATAATCCGTTCAAGCCAGAGCAACGGGATACAAAATATTTGCCATTTAAACAGGGCAAGTCTATCAGCTATTACTTCAGTGCACCTGGGGAATGGGCGTATTCAGTAAATGGACATGAGGCGGCGCCGGATACAGTTGTAAACGATGAAGACTATATTGTAGTAATGCCCCGAGTTGAGGGCAAATTCTTTGGTGTTCTTCTATCAATAGGGTTGGCCGTATTTACCGGTGGTATTGCTTCGGGTGCTATCTTTGGTATCAAAAGCTTGATTTGGCGGTCAGTCATCGCTATGGCGGTAGGGATGATAGGTAATGCTATCGTCTCAAAGTTAACTGCTCCTAAAGTTGACCGTTCAAATTCCGAACAGTCAAATACATATGGCTGGGGAGGTACTGAAACTGTTACTGGGCAAGGTTACCCTTTAGCCGTGACGTATGGCCGAATGAAAAGCGCTGGGTTATTATTATCCCGCCATGTAATTAGTGATGGCGAAAAGCAATACCTTAACCTTTTATACTGTGCGGGTGAGGGCGAATTATCAAAAATAGAAGATATTCGTATTAATGCTAACCCAATCAGTAATTATAAGGATGTGCAGGTGGATATCAGAAAGGGCACAAATGACCAAACAGTTATCCCAAATTTCAATGATAACTTTGCGGATCAATCCCTAAACTATGAATTGACTGAATCATGGAATACGCAACAGGTACAAGGCGATGCGTGTGACGCGATAGAGTTAACTGTTGGATTTCCAAACGGATTATATTATTCAAATGATAGCGGCGGCGCTGACCGTACGTCTGTCACGTTGAAAGCTGAAATTCGTAAGGTAGGTGATGAGTCCTGGCAGGCATTACCTTTAGCAAATCAAAAGGGTATGGCCGGTCATATTAAGCGCCGCGATGCGTGGAATTTTATCAAGTCGGATAATAGCGTGACGAATACATCCGATTATGCAGGACGAATTGAAGAGGCGACAAATAATGCGTTTTATCGTGTATTTCGCTTTGACAATCTTGAAAAGGCTCGCTACGAAATCCGCATGCGCTGCAGTGCGAAAGATGGTAAAAGCTTGCGCCATGTTAATAAGGTCTACTGGGTACAGCTAACTCAAATTATCTATGACGATTTTGTGCATCCAGGAAAAGCCCTTATTGGAATTAAGGCCTTAGCCACATCTCAGCTAAGCGGTACCGATCCAAAAGTGACATGGATTCAAGAGCGTTCAGAGGTGTATGTGTTCAATCCGTATATCAATAAGTACGAAGCTCAACTAGCTGATAATCCGGCTTGGGCTGCTTATGATTTAATCCACATCTGTCGTAAGATTGGCGGTGAATATATTGTATTTGGACAGCCCCATATGCGCCTTGACTATAACGCATTTAAGGCATGGGCAGATAAGTGCAAAATAAATGGGTTTACATTCAACTATATATACGACACCGCTATGCGATTATGGGATGCGTTAAAGTATCCAGAAGCAGTAGGTCGAGGGAAAGTAATTCCTGTAGGAACCAGGTTCACATGTGTTAGCGATTATCAATCTACACCGGTACAGTTGTTTACTGTAGCCAATATAAAACACGGCAGCTTTACTGAAGAGTTTCAAGGAGTGGAGGCTAGGGCTAACTCTGTTGAAATATCGTTCCTTAACAAGGATAAGGATTATGAGCGAGACGTCATTCCAGTATATGGGGATACTTACGACGAGTCGGATACGCTAACAAATCCGGCACAAGTTGAACTCATGGGATGTACTAGTCTTGAGCAGGCCTATAAACACGGTAAGCATTTCTTGCGATGCAATAAATATGAAATACGTACTGTGACAATAGAGGCGTTTACGGATGCCATAGCGTGTACGGTAGGAGACATCATTCTAATTCAGCACGATATACCTGAATGGGGCGAGGGCGGTCGTGTGGTTGCGGTAAGTGGCCAGACGATTACACTTGACAAGGAAGTGTCGGTACAACCAGGGAAGAATTATCAGTTGCTAATTCGTAGCAACGCTACGGATATTGTCTCTACGTTTAACGTAGTAAATGTATCAGGTCTCAATGTGATTGTTAAAGAGGCTATACCAGTGCAGCCTGATGCGGTATATGCATTCGGAGAGATTTCTAAATCGGCTAAGCCATTTCGTGTGTTGGCTATTACAAAGACACTATCAGAAATGACCCGTAAGATCCAATGCATGGAGTATTATCCAGAACTTTACGTATCGGATGATGGCACGGTGCCAAGTATTGATTATACGAATCACGGTGCATCTGATATTCAAGCAGTAGGGTTAGTGAGCGATGTCTATGGTGCTAATGGCATCATGTATTCACGTATAGGTGTAACGTGGCAGTTACCTCGTGATGGAAAAGTCTCAAACGTAGTCGTGAATTACCGTAATGTAAAAAGCGATACGTGGACATATATTGGAAACTACCCAGCATCCACAAACGCTACCACGATATCTGATGTGCTACTAGGTGCCACCTATGAAGTACGCGTGCAGGCAATTAATGAGTTAGGCCAGCTGACTACTGGCGTGACAAAATCCATAGCTATACCTAAAATGCAAGCACCGGAGGATGTGCAAAATTTGCACGTACTCAGTCGATATAATCAGACTGCAGATAAGAGCGTGTACTATGATTTACAAGTACTATTTGACCCGCCTAGTAATCCTGCCAACTTCGATGTAGCGGAGATTTGGTATCTCTTAAAGTCGAAGAGCGGAAAGCCTGTACCGGGGCAAGAATGGCAGTATGCAGGCAGTAGTAATAGTCAGGTCATTATCAAATCATTAGGCCCAGGTGAGGAGTATCGAATCAAAGCAATCTCGGTTGACCGATTTGGTAACAGGGCAGAAACCGCCCAAATGGTTGATGTGATAGTCAAACCGATGGATGCGATACCTGATACGCCTAGCAATTTCGGTATTACTTTCGGCAGAAATGCCACTGCATCATGGGATGAGGTGCTGAATGCTGACGTCGACTATTACGAATTACGTATCGATAATAATCCTGGTAAAGATACGAATGCTTTATTGGCAAGAGTTAAAGGTACCTCTGCTGTACTTACCCTATCTAAACGAGCGGATACTGTTTATTTATATGCTCGCAGCACGTTGGGCAAATACTCGACTGCAGCAACGTACGAGTATAACGTTCCGCAGTTGGCCGCTCCTGATCTTGTAGTAAAAAGCCAGTTAGGGGGATTTAATATTTACTTCTCTACTAAGCCGGCACAAGCATACGCAATCAGATGCCACGTGATCGGAGATGAACGCACCGATGATTTTGAAACTACTAGCACCATGCTGACGTATTCGAACTCAGCCGGAATATACCGGATACGTTGCTCATTTGTGGATGTGTTCGGAGATGGACTCGTTAACGAACAAATGGTGACTATCAGAGCCACTATTCCAAAAGAAATGCTAGATAAGGAAGCCTTAGGAATTAATGATATTAATAGGCGTATAGCCGCCCTTGATAAGGTTGGTAGTTCCACTCTTGATTATGCGAAAGCCGTTGCCTTGATGTCTAGGTCGCCGCAATTAATGGAAGACCCTACATTTAAGACTAAGGCTGAATTGGTGACGTATGCCAAGGATGGGCAGCAAGTAATACAAAAACTTGCGCCGCCTTCCCCAAAATGGGGCGATATTAATACAGGCGGCCGTATGTGCGGCATATTAACGGGAGACACAAAATATACAGCTATCGGATACGGAGGGTTTAGAATCACACCTGGTGGAAATCCGCTAGAGGGGCAATTAAATAATACTTATATTGTCCGTATGGTTGCAAAAATTAAATCCGACATATACATGTATTTAAATAACAATCATCTTGGTCGTGGCAATACGCCGACAGGATTTCTGACATCCAACAAAGGCTCAGATAAACCACAGGAATATATATTCTTTTGGAAATATGGAAACGAATGGAATCCACAGAATACAGATGGACACGATTGCGGATATGTCTACTTTAAAAGCGATAACGGCAAAAACAATAGCCCAAACTTCGTCGCATGGATTTATAAACTAGAGGTATACGCTGTAGACGGATACGACGATAGTGTTGCCAACATCAAGACGTCAATTACTCAGTTGCAAGGCGCTATTGATTTAAAAGTCAGTAACCTTGATAACAAGATTGGCACTCGCATTACTCAACTCGATAATGCGATTAAATCACAAGTCATCGACGGCGATAAGGTAATGAGTGCTATCACACAATATTCGGGCGGCACTCGCATAGACGGTAAACTGTTGCATATTACTGGTCAAACTCAATTTGATAAAAATGTTATCGCCAAGGGGATGATACAAGCGGGCGCGGTTACTGCCGATAATTTACAGGTTAAAAAGCTGGAGTTTTCGATTTTTAGCAATGATAAAGTTGTGCTTCATGGACGGTTTCCGATTTTGGTCTCTTACAATGTTGTTTATTCAAAAATTGAATTTCAGTTTGCAAGGGAGATTCAGAATGCTAGGAAAAATAATACTTTGTTTTCACTTCTTCGGTTTGATTTTCTGGTTTTTATGGGAGACGAGGCTACTTATAACTTTTATACGTATTTGATTTCTGATAAGAATTATAATAATGATACTGTAATTACGCTGGAAAGATTAAAGGAAATGTTTGACACCAGAGATAAATATGAGCGTTTTTTTGATTTTGAAAAGCAGATTTTAAAAAAGGCAGTAGAAACTATTAATATTTTTTCAGAT